TGCTGGAGATCATCGCAGGGCAGTCCGGAAAGGCAGAAGCGGCGGCGGAGACGGGAAAGCAAAACACTGCCCGAGGCGTGACGCCGGTCGGCGAACACGCCAGCCACCGGGCATTCCCTCTCCCCAACCCTCTCCCGCTTGCGGGAGAGGGGGCAATGGTGAAAGGCGCTCGTTCCGGTCGGGAGAAATCCAGCCCGGAAAGCGCGAAAGCGGGGATGGATGAGGTCAAAAAAGCACTCAAAAAAGGAAATCCCAATGGCGACAATCCATGATCTGACGGCAGTTCTGGCGCACCACATCGGTCGCGGCAGGGGAATACGCGGCGACGACCTCGCCAAACGTCTCGGCCTGGAATCGCGCCAGGTGCGCAAGCTGATCTCGGACGCCATTGAGGAGAACGGCACCGCGATCTGCGGCCATCCCTCCACCGGGTATTTCATCGCCAGCAACGCCGACGAGCTGATGGCAACCGTCGATTTCCACAAGCACCGCGCCCTGCATGAACTGCGCAAGGCCAGCCGCCTTTCCAAAATCCCGCTGCCCGACCTGATCGGCCAGCTCCACCTCAAAACCTGAAGAAAGGAAGAATCATGGCAAAAACCGCCACCCGCCTCAAAGCCAGAGCACAAATCTACGTCCCGCAAAACAAGGACGATGCCGCCGCCGACATCCGCAAAATCGGCGACATCCAGCGCGAATCCCTGCGCACCACCGCCGAGATGAACGATGCGATCGCCGTCATCACCCACAATTACCAGCCGCGCCTGGATGCCCTGGGCGAGCAGATCAAGACCCTGCAGGAAGGCGTGCAGGGCTACTGCGAAGCGCACCGCGACGAGCTGACCGACGGCGGCCGAGTCAAGACCGCCAGCCTCATCACCGGGGAAGTGCAATGGCGCCAGCGCCCGCCCTCGGTCTCCGTGCGCGGCGCAGAATCGGTGATCGAAACCCTCAAGCGCCTGGGGCTTTCTCGCTTTGTTCGCACTAAGGAAGAAGTCAACAAGGAAGCGATCCTCAACGAGCCGGACGAAGTGCGCGGCGTGGCCGGACTGAACATCGTCACCGGCGTGGAGGATTTCGTGATTACGCCGTTCGAGCAGGAGGCGGCGTAAATGACGGTCCTGATCCTATTCTTCAGCACCTTCGTCGCCGTGTTCGCCCTGGGATTCCAGAGCCTCAACGTCAATCAGGGCCACTACCGCGCCGCCGCGCTGACCTCGTTCGCCATCGGCGGCGGCAACCTGATGATCCTCAAGATGGTGCCGGACGGCGACATCCCCGCAATGGCCGCCTACATGATCGCCGGCCCGCTGGCGATCATGGCCAGCATGTGGGTGCATCGCCGCACTCTCGGCAAGAAGTTTTCTCAACCGCACCAAAAAATGAGCAACACATGAACCAAGCAGAACTGATCGATGCAATTTCATCGCATCACAGCAACACCGGAGTTTCCAAGTCGGCCATCAAGTTCGTCCTGGATGCACAGGGCGAGATTGTCAGGAATGAACTTTCCAAAGGAAATAATGATGGCGTCACCCTGCCTGGCATCGGCAAGTTCTCGGCGAAGGACAAGCCCGCCCGAACCGGGAGGAACCCGGCCACCGGCGAGGAAATAGACATTCCCGCCAAGCGCGTGCCGAAGTTCAGCGCGGCCAAGGCGCTGAAGGATTCGGTGGCTTAAACCGCTTGCCAGAGGGCGTTAAAACTAGCGCCCTCGCACAAGCTGTTTTACAGAAAGTTAGCGAAGGGGAATCCCATGTACATCCACGAAGAAATTCAGGCGGCGGTACTGCCGATATTGAAAAAACACGACCTGGCTTTAATCGAGCTGGTCGGCGAGATGAATCATGCCGCGTTCGAGCTGTCGTTTTTAAATCCGATCGCCCTTAAAAAACTGGCGGACGAACTGAGCCAGGCATGAAACCCCAACTCTCCGCCGACATCCGCAAGCGCGAGCTGGCCCAGATCCACGTGGCCAAGTCCCAGCTCGGCCTGGACGACGAGACCTACCGCGACATGCTCTTCACAATCGCTCGGGTGCGCAGCGCCGCCGATCTGGACTGGGCGGGCCGAAAGCGCGTGCTCGACCACCTCAAGGCCGGGGGATTCAAGATCAAGAGACCTAGAAAGCCCGCCAAGGCGGCACCTTCCCGGCCTATGGCCCAAGACCCGGAAGCCAAGAAAATCCGCGCCCTGTGGATCTTCCTGCATGAGCTCGGGGCGGTGCATAACCCATCCGAAGAGGCGTTGGCCGCCTATGTGAAGCGGATCGCCAAGGTCGATGCTCTCCAGTGGATCAATGGCTACCAGGCGGAAACCCTGATCGAGAGCATGAAGAAGTGGGCGATGCGCTTCCTGCCTGAGCAGGTGGAATCCCTCGCCCAGCAGCTTGCCGCCGCCATCAATTCCGGCGAGCTGCAACTGCCGCCGGAAACCATCGAGGATCTGCGTTACACCGTCGGCACCGCCCAGCGCCGCCAGACCTTCGACCCCATGCAAGCCGCCTGGGAAGACCTGACCAACGCCATGAAGAAAGGGAAGAAGCCGTGACCGAAATCACCATCGCAATTCAAAAACAGAACCGTAGCCAGGGGCCGGAGTTGCTCATTGATCTGGCCCAGAACATCGCTCACGTCCTGGCGGAACTGATCGAACTGGATCAGGAGCGTGGCGAGCACGTTGGGCAGGAGGTCGCCAACCGCATGTCTGCGCACTGGGGCGGCCAGTTGATCTATTTCCCCATCGGCACCGCCATCAAGCTGTCGGCCCGAGACTTGGCGATTTGGAACGATTTCACCGGACAGAATCACAGCGATTTGGCCCGCAAGTATGGCGTGTCTCTGCAATGGATTTACAAGATCGTGAAGGCCATGCGCCAAGCCGATCTGGCCCGACGTCAGGGCGGCCTGTTTCCCGAAGACTAATCTTTAAAGCGGTTTAAAAGACCCTCCACGAGTGCTCCCCTAGCATGGGCGAGACACTTATCAGGAGGGTTTCATGTCGAATCTGTTCCGCGCCCGCATGGTGGGCTGGCTGTTCATCAGCCTGGCACTTACCGCCTTCATCGCTGCCATCGCACCCCAGCAGCTCCCCGTCTCGCTCTACAAGCTGTCCCTGATTACCAGCGCCGCCTGGGTGGCGTACTGGATCGACCGCAGCCTGTTCCCCTACGCCCGGCCTGATGCCTTTCTGGATCAGCCGTTTTCTGTCGGTGCCCCATACTGCCCGCAAAAAATCGTCAATCCTGAGCAGCAGCTGGCCTTCTGCGTGGCGCAACTGCGCCGGGCCATCATCATCGCCGCCGCCATGATTGCAGTCGCGCTGGGGGCCGGACTTGGCCTTGCTCAACTTCACCCCGTCGGAGCGGCAGGAGCTATTGGCCACGCTGCTCATCAGCCTGCTGGCGTTCACCGTCGGCTTCTTCTGGACCGAACAAGCAAATGCTCAGGAGATGCCCCGCGCCGCCCTGAAGTACCGCGCTGACCTCACCCGCGAGGCTCGGCAGGTGTGGGGGCTGAATGCCCCCATTCCCGTGTTCGCGGCACAAATCCACCAGGAGAGCGGCTGGAATCCGCAGGCTGTCAGCCGTGTCGGGGCGCGAGGCATGGCGCAGTTCATGCCCGCCACGGCGCAGTGGATTTCCGGCATCGATCCGGCGCTGGCCAACGGCGATTCAGGCAACCCCCGCTGGGCGATCCGCGCCCTGGTGCGTTACGACGACTGGCTGGCCAAGCGGGTACAGGGTGAATCCGAGTTCGACCGCCTGTGGGCTGCCCTGCGGGCCTACAACGGTGGACTGGGGCACTGGCAGATGGAGGCCAGGGCCGCGCAGTCCAGCCAGCGTGCGGCGGTGGATGCCGCCTGCGGCCAGACCAAACGCCACCGCAGCTTCTGCCCGGAAAACCTCGGCTACCCCCGCCGCATCCTGATTGCCGTGCAGCCGCTGTATCTCTCTTGGGGCCGGGGGGTGCAGCTATGAACCCGCGCCTGATTGCCCTGCTGGGCACGTTTCTCTCCGGCCTGCTGCTGGCTGGCTTCGTGGTGGACAGCATCAAGGAGGCCGGCATTGCCCACCTGAAGGCCGACTACGCCAAGCAGCAAGCGGTGGCAGAGGCAGAAGCCCGGATACGCCTGGAGGCCGCCGTGGCCAGGGGCAACACCTTGTCTTCCCGTCTTGCCCAAACAGAATCCACTCTCAACAAGAAGACCCTGGAGGTATCCCGTGAAATCGCCCGCCTTACTACTGGCCGCCCTTGCCTTGGGGCTGCTGCTGTCAGCCTGCTCAACGGCGGGCCAGCCCCAAAACTGTCCCAAGCCTCCGGCCAGCCTGTTGCAGAAGATGGAGCCGTTGCCACCGATACCGACATCGCCTGGTGGATCGCCGGTACCCAAGGCCAATATGAAACCTGCCGCGCCCGGCTCGGCGCGTTGATCGACTGGTGGGAGCCGACTGCACCATGACCGATATTTTTGACCGTGCCACCGAGCGCGAAGAAGAGATGCGCCAGGATGCCCTGGCAAAACAGGCTCGCCGCACGCGGCCAGTGGCAGGTGATAGCGCCCTGGTCTGCGTGAGGTGCGAGGAATCAATCCCGGAAGCACGCCGTCAAGCCGTGCCCGGCGTACAAACCTGCGTGGAGTGCCAGTCCGCGCTGGAACGAGGTGTGAAATGAAAATTGAACTGGAACTCTGGCATCTGATTTTGATGCTGCTCGCGTGGTTTGGGGGCGTTGCGGCATTCGGCAAGGTGTTGCTCGATCAATTTGAGAAGCGGCAGGCAGAACGCTTCATCGCCATCGACAAAGCTCGCGAGGATGGACAACACTCCCTAAACGAAACATTAGCAGCGCATGTCTCCGAAGAGCGGCGAACCGTCGATTCGCTGAAGGAGCTGGAACGCGATTTCTTGAAATGGCAGGCCAATCTGCCCCTCCATTACGTGCGCCGCGAGGATTACGTGCGCGGACAAAGCGTCATCGAGGCCAAGCTCGATGCGCTCTACAGCAAAATCGAAGTGGTTCAACTGAAAGGGGCGAAGCATGATTGACCACACCAAAGTCCGGCGCGAATCCATGCGATGGAACATCATCAACACGCTGGAAAAGGCCCGGCCTCACACCACCAGCGAGCAGTTCCTGCATGAAGTCATGCGGGCTATCTACCCGGACGCCACGGACCTCGAAGTCCGCCGCGAATTGAATTACCTGGCTGATCGCGAACTGGTCGATCTGAACAAGACGCCCTCGGGCGCCTGGTGGGCCGATCTGACCAGGATCGGCGTGGACATTGCCGAATACACGGTCACCTGTGATCCAGGCATTGCCCGGCCCGAGAAGTACTGGAGCGCATGATGGCCCGCCGGTCGAGCATCAACGGCCTGCCGGAGGAAGTGCGCCGCTGGCTGGAGCGCGCGCTCGCGGAGAGAAATTTCAGCGGTTATATAGCCCTTGAAGTCATGCTTCGCGAGCGTGGCTACATCATCAGCAAGAGTGCCATCCATCGATACGGCCAGAAGATCGAGAGTCGCTTTGCCGCCATCAAGGCCAGCACCGAGGCGGCACGGATGCTGACGGAAGGCGCGGCAGACGATCAGGACGCCCGTTCCGAGGCGGTGATCGCTCTCGTGCAAACCGAGATGTTCGAGGCGATCATCAACCTGCAAGAGGCAACCGAGGAAGGCACTGACCCGGCCGAACGCATCGCGCTCCTGTCGAGCGCTGCCAAGAATATCGCCACCCTGGCCCGCGCCAGCGTCAACCAGAAGAAGTTCAGGTTGGAGGTGCAAGCCCGTACTGAGGCGGCAGCATCGGTCATTGAACAGGTGGCCAAGAAAGGAGGCCTGTCGGATGATGCGGTTGACCAGATTCGGCGCCAGATTCTGGGGATCGCAGCCTGATGAAACCGGACGATCGCCAGGATCGTGCGCCGGCTGTTCTGTTGCCTTATCAGCAGCGGTGGTGCGCTGACCAATCGCCGGTCAAGGTGATGGAGAAGTCCCGCCGTATCGGCTTGTCCTGGGGCGAGGCGGCGGATTCGGCCTTGCTTGCGGCAGCGCAGACCGGCATGGATGTCTGGTACATCGGCTACAACAAGGACATGGCCCAGGAGTTCATCCGCGACTGCGCGGACTGGTCCAAGTACTACAGCCTGGCGGCGGGCGAGATCGAAGTGACCGAGGAGGTTTTCAAGGACGGCGACGAAGACAAAGCCATTCTGGCTTTCGTGATCCGCTTCGCTTCAGGCTTCCGCATCACCGCGCTGTCGTCTCGGCCATCCAACCTGCGCGGCAAGCAGGGCCGCGTCATCATCGACGAAGCGGCCTTCCACGAGCAGCTCGGCGAACTGCTGAAAGCCGCGCTGGCTTTGCTGATGTGGGGCGGGCAAGTCCACATCATTTCCACTCACGACGGCGTGGACAACCCCTTCAGCGAGCTGGTCACCGATGTGCGGGCCGGGAAGAAGCCTTACAGCCTGCACCGGGTTACGTTCGACGATGCCCTGAATGACGGTCTCTACCGCCGCATCTGCCTGCGCCGTGGCATCGACTGGACGGCGGAAGGCGAAGCCCTGTGGGCCAAGGAAATCCGCAATTTCTACGGCGAAGATGCTGCCGAGGAACTGGACTGCATCCCGAAAAACAGCGGCGGTGCCTATTTGACCCGCGCCCTGATCGAATCCCGCATGTCGGCGGACACTCAAGTGCTGCGCTGGAGCCAGAAGGATGATTTCGCGCTGCTGCCTGACTATATCCGCGAGGCCGAAGCTCGCGACTGGTGCGAGGCCAACCTGAAGCCCTTGCTGGTGACCATTCCCGCCGATGCCACCACTTTCTTTGGTGAAGACTTCGGGCGCAGTGGTGACCTGACCGTAATTGCGCCCCTGTTCCAGACCCAGAGCTTGGTGCGCTGGGCCGCTTTCCTGCTGGAGCTGCGGAACATCCCGTTCAAGCAGCAAGAGCAGGTGCTGTTTTACCTGGTGGATCGGCTCCCCCGTTTCATGGGCGGGGCGATGGATGCCCGTGGCAACGGCCAGTATCTGGCCGAGGTGGCCATGCAGCGCTACGGGGCTTCCCGTATCCAGCAGGTGATGCTGTCAGAAACCTGGTATCGGGAGCATATGCCGCCGTTCAAGGCGGCATTCGAGGATGGAACGCTGGACGGCTTGCCGCGTGATGCGGATGTGCTGGCCGACCTGCGGGCGTTCCAAGTGGTGAAGGGTGTGGCCAGGCTGCCGGAAGTCCGTACCAAGGACAAGGACGGCAACAAACGCCACGGCGACTCGGGCATTGCCATTGTGCTGGGCCACTTCGCCAGCCGCGAGATCAACAAGGGGCCGGTGAAGGTGAAATCACGCCAGCGCCGTGTCGCCAGCAGCATGACTGAAGGGTACACCGCATGAGCAAAGCACAGATGGAATCCTTGGCGACGCAAATCGCCACCCGCGCCGGGTCGGCTCAATTCTTTTCCAACATGGGCATGATCCTGCCGAACCCGGATTCAGTGCTTAAAGCCACCGGCAAGGACATCAAGATTTATCGCGAGCTGCGGGATGATCCCCAGGTGGGCGGCAATATCCGGCGGCGCCGTGGTGCGGTGAAGGCAATGGAGTGGGGAATCAATAACGGCCAGGCCAAAGACGGGTCCGCGCAAATGATTGAAGGGGTGTTTGCCGATCTGGAGGTGGATCGCATCATCTCGGAGATTTTGGAAGCTCCGCTCTACGGCTATCAACCCCTGGAGGTCGTTTGGGGCAAGGTCGGCGCCTACATCGTGCCGGTTGACATCATCGGCAAGCCGCGGGAATGGTTCTGCTTT